CAAATCGCCTCCGTTTGAGCCTGGACATATCGAAGCGCATATCCATCCTCCTGAACGGCAGCTAAACAAATCGCATCCGTTTGAGCCTGGACATATTGAAGCGCACATCCATTCTTCTGAACGGCAGCTAAACAAATCGCCTCCGTTTGAGCCTGGACATATTGAAGCATATATCCATCCTCCTGAACGGCCGCTAAACATTCTTCGGGATCTTCCGTCCACGCGTATCCATTTAATATCTCTTCTATTTTACTTTTATCCACCATTTTCTTTCTCCTATTCATATAAAATGCCCATTTCGTATACAAAATTAGAAATTTTATCATTCATGTTTACCCTCCATACCAATACATTTCGTTCAAATCTTGATCATTTATTAAATCTATTTTGTCTAACCAGTCTAACATTTTTAAATCCTCCGTATCAGATTAATTTAAATTCACTATAGTTTATTTGTCTTTTCTTGTCAAGAACTATTTTTAAATAATCTTTATTTTTATTGAAACATTTTTTTTTACCCTGTTTTCTTCACTAAAAATTATTTTTTCTTCACTAAAAATTATTTTTTCTTCACCTTTTTTTCACCTTTAGTGAAACATATGTGTTTGTTTTTCTTATTTATTCGTTTATTTAGTGAATAAAATATAGAGTATAAAAGCAAATTATATAATTATACAGTGTATAATTAAAAATAGTATATATAAAAATAAAAGTACTTTTCAAAACCCCATTTTCTTCACCTAAAATAGGGTGTTTTTTATATTAATCATAGGTTTATCGGGTGAAGAAAATTGCAAAATCAGTGAAGAAAAGGTGAAGAAAACCTTCACTGGCGGTGAAAATAGTGAAGAAAAGGTGAAAAACAGTGAAAAAAAGGTTTCACTGGCCGAATTGACAACATAAATGGGAATTTCTATACTCACATTATGGAGGATAAAGACATGTCACGAAAATTATTTCCTGAGCTAGAAGAAGAAGTACAAAAACTAGCAGATGAATATTTAACTGATCAAACAGTGGACAATTATAATCGTTATAAAAAAGCTAAATCACTTCTTGCCGAGAAAGTATTAACAAGAAGAGCGAATGAGGGGGTTGTAATGGCCGCTATAGCTTTAAATGAAAAAAATCATACGAGACCGCCCGTTAATGATTTTGAAGAGTTAGCGAGTGTTTCAGGGATGTCTAAGGATGAATTGCAAGTTGCTGCCGCGCAGCTTAAAATGAAATTGCGGAATGTTAATGTAAAAGAGCTTACCATTCGAGGAATTCAAGAGAGTTATCAAACGGGAATGTTGACGCATGAAGAAACGAATGAGGCATTAGACCTGTTGAAGAAAATGAAAGAAGCCACTATTCCTAAACAAATTAGTGGAGAGATTAACGTGTTTTTAGATACTGAGACGGATAATGCCCTTTAGACCTACTCTACGTCAACGAGAAGCCATTCAACTCTTAAAACGTCCTGCACGTTATATTTTATTGCAAGGAGGTTCACGGTCGGGTAAGACTACTCTCATTGTGTATTGGTGTTTGCATGTATGCTTAAAATATCCTGGCGCGCGCGTTTTGATTGCGCGCTTACATCTTTCGGATTTAAAAATATCTATCATTAACGATACGTTGCCTAAAGTGGCTTATCTGATGAGTGAGAATTTAGGAAAATATGTAGAGAGTAATTATAATAAAAATGAGAATGTTTTAAAATTTCCTAACGGTTCTCAATTATGGTTAGGAGGGTTATCGGATAAACACCGTACGGAAAAAATATTAGGAACGGAATTTTGTTTTATATATCTTGCAGAAATTACTCAAATAGGGTATGAAAGTTTTGAAATGTTGTGTACACGTTTGGCGCAAAAAGTAGGAATGCGTAATAGATTCGCTGTCGATTGTAATCCAGCAGCTAAATCTCATTGGGGGTATTGGCTTTTTATGAAACATCAAGATCCCGTGGATAAAACGGATAAAAACGCTGATCAATATGCGACATTGATTATGAACCCTTATGACAATCCTCATTTACCCGAAGATTATGTAGAGAGTATGAGTAATTATTCTCTACGTAATCAACAACGTTTTTTGCGCGGGGAATGGCTAGATGACATTGAGGGAGCGTTGTGGAAGCAGGAATTAATTGATCGTAATCGAGTAAATGTAAAAGATGTGATTAATTTTGAGCGAATCGTGTTAGGGATTGACCCCGCAGTCACGGCCGATAAAAGATCGAGTAATGAGACCGGTTTAATCGTAGTAGGGTTGACAAATAAAAAAGGATATGTTATAGCCGATGCAAGTGGGGTTTATACGCCCGATGGGTGGGGGCAAAAAGCTGTATATTTGTATAATTATTATAATATTGATATGATAATTTGTGAAACGAATCAAGGAGGCGACTTGGTAGTGTCTAATATTACGCATATTGATAAACGAGTAAGAATTAAAAAAATTCATGCAAAACGTGGAAAAGTATTACGTGCTGACCCTATTGTAGGTTTATATGAACGTGACGAAGTGAAACATTTGGGTCATTTTAAACAGTTAGAAGAGCAAATGTGCACATGGGTGCCAGATCAAGGAAAAGATTCTCCTGACCGTATTGACGCATTGGTTTATGCGCTCCAAGAATTAATGGCTCCTCCTCAAATTCCTTCTATTCATAGGGTACGTTAATGTTTCGACTTTTTAAAAAACCTCCTTCACCTACTACAGTAACTACTTTTGAAGGAAAAGCGGCGACTCTTTCTATTCAAAATGTTGAAACGGTTAATTGGAGTCATAAACCAGCTGTTCAAAAATCTTTTGTTCCTCAACGCGGATGTGAACGTGTCGAAGCGATTGATTTTCAATTAAAATTTGGTTCTCGTAATTTTAGTATTGCTGATTATATTGCATATTATGAATCTATTTCACCCTTAGCGGACGCTATCGATTTATTAGCTTCACAATTTGCTTCTATTCGACCTAAAGTATGGGATAAAAAAAATAAAGAATTCATAGAAGATCACCCTATTTTGAACTTGTTTCAAAATCCTAATACGACAGTGGATTATTTAGAATTTGCTGAACAAGAAATGTCTTTTTTTGAATTGACTGGCAATTGTTTTTGGATTGTCACGTCTTCTCGATTGGATGGAGAACCGATTTCTTTAGAATGTGTACCTCCCCAATGGATTAGTCCTACTATTGGCGCTGATGGGTATGTGGATAATTTTAATTATACACCGATCAATTCAGGATTTTCTACACAATTTAAACGTGTAATAAAGCCTGGTGAAAAGATATTCCGTTATTTATCATCCGATGGGAATCAAGAAATGTTTCAATTAAAACGTTTCAACCCTAATAGTGGAGGTTTCCGTATTTTTGGCATTTCTAAATTACGATCTATGGCGTATCAATTGGAGCATTTTAGAGACGCATGTTTACATAATATTGCATTACTTGAAAATAGCGCGATGCCTTCAGGAATGCTTACAGCTAGCGGGGATTTTCAATTAATGCCGGATCAATTAAACGATTTACGAGCAGAGATGGATAATTTATTTTCTGGGGCTGCAAATGCTGGTCGGATTATGGTCACCGATCATTTGGAATGGAAACCGTTTGGTTTAACTAATAAAGATATGGATTATATTGAGGCGCGAAGTCAATTAAAAGAGGAAATTTATAACCGTCTTAAAATTCCTCTCGCATTGATTAATTCGAACGCTTTGAGTTTAGCCAACATGAGTGTGGCAGAGCGTCAATTATATAATTTATCTATTTTACCCGCAGCGGATAAGATTTTTTCAGCTCTTACGATGCATTTGATGTTTCGGTACCCTGATGGAGAGAATTTATGTTTAACATATGATCCGTGCACTATTCCAGCATTGAAAGAGCAAGCCATTGATGAATTGACTAAAATGACTAAATTAAATGTGATGAGTGATGCGGAAATACGTTTACGTTTAGACTTACCAGAAGCTAATAATGCAGCTGCGGATGAAATATACAAACCGAGCAATAGTATACCGGCCTATGGGGTGGTAGATGAACAATCAGCAAGCCCAGCAGGATAAAAAACAAAAAATTAAATGGGAAAGCGCCTTATTAGGCACTCTTTTTTCTTTTTTAAATAAAACACTTCGTCGTATTAGATTGTATTATGGAGAGGTTCAACAACTTTATCATATACAAAATGACCGACAAGTGCTTCAAGATATTCTCACTAAACACTATATGAATGTCCAAGAAACGTTTATAAAAAGCGAATTAAATCGATTAAATATTACTTTAGAGAGAAGTGAATTAAATAATTTAAGACATATTTTAGATAATAAAGCATCTTTGAGAGCAACTGTCCAGTCAGGTTACATTATTCAAACTATGCAAAAAAAGTTAAATCAACAAGGGGTTGACAATTTAAAAATATGGCAACAAGAAATGAAGCGTCATTTTAAAGGAATAGTAGTTAATACAGAGACGCAAGGAGTAGCAGAAGACACAAAAAATGTTACTATAGGATTTGTTCAAAATATAGGAAAATTAAACGATGTGAAAAGGATAGAGAGAATTTGGCATGATGTAGGAGATAATAGAGTGAGATTAGCGCATATGGAGGCTCACGGTCAGATTCAACCTTTTGGTTCAAAATTTTTAGTAGGAGGGGAATTGTTGCGTTATCCTGGAGATCCTGTAGGGCGTCCTGATAATATCATTAATTGCCGTTGCACTTTATTGACCAGAGTGATAAAATAATCTTTGCTTATAATTAAGTCGTTCTTTCCAAACATTCTCAAGGATGAGATTATTTTAAATAAAATCTTGACATTTAGATAAAATGGCTTTTTAATAATAAAATGAACAGAAAAAGTATTAAATTTCAAATAGAGAAAGCCGTCGAATCGGAAGATAGAAGTATCGGAACTATTCGGGGGCTTGCTTCTACTTATTCAACCATTGATTTTAATGGGGATCAAGTTCTCCCTGGAGCTTTTAAAAAATCTATTCAAGCATTTAGAAAAAATAATCGAATGGTGCCGATGCTTTCCGGTCATTCAATGGATAAAGTTATTGGAGGGTTTGATCCTTCTCAAATGAAAGAAACGGAAGATGGATTGATAGTGGAAGGAAAAATAGATTTAGATACACAACGAGGTCGTGAAGACTTTTCTTTAATGAAAAAAGGCTTTATGACCGGAATGTCTATTGGTGGAATGGTTTCTCCAGAAGATGTTGAGCTGACGTCGAAAGGGGTAAGACAGATTAAGAATTTTGAATTAATGGAAATATCGGTGACACCTATGCCAGCTAATCAAGATGCTCAAGTAACGGAAGTGAAAGGGGCTACAAGTTTTAAAGATTACCCTTTAATGGATGAAGGAACAGAATGGGATAAATCTAAAGCTATTAGCGATATCCGAGCAAAAACTAAATCAGAAGATGGACCGAGTGGGACTTATCGTAATGGTTTTATGTGGTTTGATAGTGATGATTCGGAAAGTTTTGGAGCTTATAAACTTCCTTTTACTTATGTAGTAGATGGAGAGTTTAAAGCCGTTCCACGGGCTATTTTTGCAATTGCGGCCGTTTTAAATGGTGCTAGAGGAGGGGTGGATATTCCCGCTTCGGACATCGCAAAAATTAAGTCAAATGTGGAAAAATATTATAAAAAAATGAGTCGTGATAGCCCTTTTACTACTTCAAATGATAAAAGTTTGAAGAAAGATAAAGAATGTGATACGGTTGTAAAAGCTACTGAGTTAGATGTTAAAATGACAATGATGAAATTAAACAATTTAATACGGAGGATTAAAAATTGATTGTACAATTAAGGAGATAGAAATAATGAGCGCATCGACTGACATGTCAACAGATGTTTTGAATAAAGTTAATGAATTGGCAACTATTATTCATGAGCATCAGAACACTTCTGAAAATTATCATGAAAAACTAGATCGTTTGTCTACTAAAAGTGCAGATTTGCTAGAAGAAATAGGATCTATAAAATCTCAAAACGATAAACAAAATGAAGTAATTAAATCGTTAGAGCTTCAACTTTCGCGCACTCCTAATGGTTCAATTAATAAATCTAATAAAGGATGTCCTCAAGATTATTATATCGCGATGGATAAAGCATTACGTCCTGCATTAGGCGCTTATCGAACTTCGCTAGATAGCAATATTCTTAAAGAAGTTCAAGAATGGGCTCTGAATGATGCTAAAATAACTCCTTATTTTGCCGATTCTTCGTTAAAAAAGAAGATAACCAAAGACGTTATTGAAGGAGTCAACCCTCAAGGCGGTTACTGGATTATACCCGAATATTCTGCTGAAGATGTTACACGGGAATTTGAAACTTCTCCTATGAGAGAAATTTGTAATGTTGCAACTACAGATTCTAACATTCTACGTTGGATCATTGATGATAATTTGAGTGAATCTGGTGGATGGGTTGGTGAAGTAGAAAGCCGTTCGGAAACCGAAACTGCTCGGATTGGACAATTAGATATTCCAATTCATGAACAATATGCACAACCGCGCGTTTCTCATTGGATGCTGGATGATACTATGTTTGATGTAGTAGGGTGGGTTTCTAATAAATCTGGTCAAACTATAACTTTGCAAGAAAATGCAGCTTTTCTAACGGGTAATGGTTCTAAAAAGCCTCGTGGCATTTTAGATTATCCTTCTTGGGGTGGGACACCTGTCGTATTCGGTAATGATAGCAATTATGAGATGGGAGCTCTTGAAACTATTTATTCTGGAGCTTCGGGCAATTTCACTTATGAGGGTTTAGTTAATACTCAATTAAGCTTGCTAGAAGCTTACCAGCCTCGGGCTATTTGGTTGACTACTCGTCAAGGTTGGGCGCAAATACTTCAATTGAAAGATAATCAAGGTAGACCTTTATTTCAGTTGCAAGATCTTTTAAAAACTGGGGCACAAGCTGTTTTGTTGGGTAAACCTGTAAGAATAGCGGCGCCTTCTACTGCTCCAACTGATCCTACTATTCCCGTTACTGGGGGGGGCATGCCTGTTCCTGGTGCGGATGCTAAAGCTATGATTTATGGCGATTTTAACAAAGGTTATACTATTGTGGACAGGGTTGGATTTTTCACTATTGTTGATATGGTTACTGACAAACAATGGGTTAAATATTATGTTCGTAAGAGAGTTGGTGGAGCATTAACTAGTTATCAATCTTTAAAAGTTGTACAACAAACAGCCGTTCCTGGCCCTTTAGTAAACATTGACGTTGCTCCTACTAAAGAAGTAGTTAAAAAAGAAGTTAAATCTTCTGTTAAAAAAGGAGATAAATAATGCCTATTAAAGATAATAAATCAAACACTAATGTATATAGCCTTCAATCATTTGATGAAGCAGGTGGCGCGACTATTGTAACGACTGGTTTTGATACGGCTAATATTGACAATGGGGTTACTTTTTTTATTACAGTGACAAGTTCAGGAGATCCTGCTAATACAATTAGTTTAGATTCAGTAGAACAAAGTCCAGATAATGCTGTTTGGTCTGCCGTTCCTACGGAAAATCTAATAGGAGATATTACCAATCTTCAAAACGTCACCTTAGCGGATGTAACTGCAAGTGTGATAGGATCTTTAGGTGTATTTGGCGTTGAACGCTATATCCGTTTTAATTTGATTACCAATACTGCAAATACTGGCAATATGGCTGGGAATTTAAATCTAAATCTAGGAATTGAGATTAAACCTGGCGAAAAATAATGGCGATTTCAGATATTAAATCTGATTTAACCACTATTTATTCTGATCTATTGGCAATATCTAGTGGATCAACAGTGTTTAGTTCGTCTATCAATATTAAAGATTATGATGATGGGGTTGAAACGATTAAATACTCTAAGTTGTGTAATTACTGCTGTTTTTGAGATAAATGTTTAATTGTTTAAAGGTGAATTATGTTATCCAATATAGGATTTGTTACACAGGGGCGTCCTTTAGTTACTCCCAATGTAAGAGTAGCTCGCGTTGAACGTTATGAAGTTTTAATTCCTCCTTCTTTAGAACCTTTAACATTAGATGAAGTTAAAGAATGGTTAAAAATCCCTGCTTCAGTTACTCAGGATGACAATATTTTAAGTTCTTTAATTATAGCAACCCGTATATTTTTTGAAAATTATACTAATCGTATATTAATAAATACTACTTTTCGTAATTTTAGTAATTGTTTTGCTCAAGCGTTTGAATTTTCTAGAGGTAAGTTGCAATCTTTAGAATCCTTTCAATACTTAGTAGATGGTTCATTTATTGATGTACCTATAGGGACGTATCAAGTTTTAAATGAAACATTTTATTGGCGTATCATTTTTTCTCAATTTCAAAATTTACCTTCTAATAAAGATGATAATATTAACATCTATCAAGGGATAAGAACTGATTTTATAGCGGGTTTTGGACCTCTTCAAGCCGATATTCCTCAAGATATTAAGATAGGATTGTTAAATCATATTGCGGCGTTATATGAAAATAGAGGAGACTGTAATACTGGTGATTGTGTTTCATGTGCGGGAGCTTTGCCTCCC